GAAATTAGCTGTAATATAAGCAATTAATTCTGCTTGAATAAATGGTATGTTGTTTATTAACAAATACTGAGCACTAAGTTGTCCAGTAGTTGTACTGTTAGGAACCGCAGGGAAGGTTGGCGCAGGAGTTGTACCTGTTAAAATTATATCATTAATAGTTGTAATTAATGAACTAATTTTTGTAACAGTTCCAGCACTGACAGTGATAGCCGAATTCCAACTTGCGCTAGTACCGATAATTCTGTTTAAATTTGTTAATGCACCGATAATTTCTGTTGCACTTAGACCAGTATCAGCACCGTCTTTGAACAACAATGCAACTTGAATACTTTGGTAATTTGATCCAAACACTATATCATAACAGACCGCATTAATTACTTGATCGATATAGTTTTCTGCAGCAGCAACATTATAAGATAGTCCTAGTATTTGTGATTTAGCATAATTGATAGCATCATTTATTTGTATGAAATAATTTTCAATAATACCGATAGTACTGTCATTAAACAGCAAACTAGCTTGCGTTGTAACATTATAGTTGCTTAATGTTCCGCCATTATTTGTAAGAACAAGATCATATCCAACAGCAGTTAAAATGTTTGAAATAATATCAGACCATTGCACTTGATCAAACACAAAAGAATCTACATATTTTCTATTTAAATATGCAATTGTTTCTGCTTGAATATAGGCTTTATTTGTTTCTAGCAAGTATGCTGTATCAGTATATCCTACATCTACTCCAGTGCCGGGAGTTAAACCAATTAACCAAGGTAATGTTTGTGTACCTGTGTTTTGAACAATACTTTTGTATTGAGTAGGTCCAATAGTATATGCAATAGTTTGACGGTAAGGGCCTGGCTCATTGCTAGATAAATTAACTAATGTTTCTGCTTGCAATGCAGCTGCACCGACTGTTTTATAAGCATATTGCCATGCTCGTCCTTCTCGCCCAGCAGGCGTATTACGTTGTAAATCGTCACCTTTTGTTGTACTAACATATAGATTGATACCACTATAATAGGTATTATTATCTACATACAATTTAGTGGCAGCTTGCAAATCATCTGCGCCGTTTGGTGTGCCTGTTCCTGCCAATGGTGCAGGGTGATCACTTAAAGTTAACACACCAGTCATGTTATCGCCATCTCTACGTACAGCGTGACGACGTTGAATAGCTTCAGTTGCTACGTAATTTCCCTGTAATTTTGGATCATAGTCGGTATCATTAATTTGTGGAACAACTGGCTCATCTCGTACTTTTAATGGATTAGATAAAGTACCACTTTCATTAATCTGTAAATAGTGACTATTTGCGTAACCTACAGTAACAGCTAACTGATCTAAGGTTGTAGTTAAACCTGGATGCGAGGATCCGTATACAGCATTAAATAAATCTACTTGAGTTTGACTAGGATCTGCAAGACGACCAATAGAATGTAAGTTTGCATTTATACTTTGACCTAATATAGGAGCTGAAGCCGATAATAATCCATTTGGATTTATACCAATAGCTAAAGTACTATTATTAGTAGAATCGATTACAATTCCACCCGATGCAACTAGAGTTCTTGCGGTCAGTCCGTTGCCCGCTGTGTTTGCCATGATTACTTGATTAGCACTATACGCTGTATTGACTACAGTTCCTAGTGTTGTTACAGTAGAAGTTAGTGAGTTGGCAATTTTAAAATTAGCTGCGTCAACAATGTCAGTAATAGTATATGTTCCATTGTATCCAGCAGGCACAGTATTTTTAATAACAATGGTCTGTCCAACGGTGAACTGAGATTGATTAAATGGATTGTTATAACTGACAGTAACTTTAGTACCATCGGAACGGACATTTGTCAATGCAAATGTAGTTGTACCCGGAGCATCTGCAAGATTACCAAATTTAATCTGGCCACCTTGGCCAAAAACAGCATAAATTTCTGTAAAGTTTTGATTAACTTTAGTAAAACTTTCACGGATACTGTCTCCAGTTCCATCGTTGCCTTGAATACCTACATTAATAATTTGTTGTGTCATCTCTTATACTCCGAAGCTGCTGCCGCAGCCGCATGTTGTTGTTGCGTTTGGATTCTTTATACTAAAACTGCTACCCATTAACTCGTCTTTATAATCTATCTCTGCACCTTGTAGATATTGCATACTCATGCTATCTATTAGTACTCGATATTCATCTAACGGTATTTCAAAATCGTCTTCATTTTGTTCTTCGTCAAATGTAAAGCCATAACTGAAGCCGCTACAGCCTCCGCCTTGGACGAAAGTACGTAATGCTAGTTTGGGATTATTTTCTTCAAGGAGTAAATCCTTGATTTTTGTCTTTGCTGATTCAGAAATGGTAATCATTTTTGCCCTCGATACTCTATTTATCAAAGACATTTTATAACCTTAATGTAAATACATGATGTTCTTAGGCACTGAATTCCGTCAAACACAACACGTTAGAACTAGTAAACGTGGTCGTCATCATACCTATAGTCGTAACAAGACTGTGGTAATACTTCAGTGCGATTCGTGTGGAGAAGTGTTTAACAGAGACAAAGGATCAATGGATACTAAACGCTTAGATAATAATTATTATCACGTATGCGGCAACTGTGATGCCAAAAAGTTTGCACAAGAAAAAGGTGTAGAAGCTAGAAATGTTTGGAGTTTATCGGCAAGCAGTCTTAAGACACTCGGCCAACTCTAGAACTAATTAAGTTCCAGTTAATAATTTTCCATTGATTTTTAAGATAGGCTTTTTTATCAGATTGGTAATCCAATGCCCAGGCATGCTCCCACCAGTCAACTAGTAGGATAATATCCATTCTAATTTCGTGATTTTTAATAGTTTTAATACTGCCATCGCGAGCTAGATAAACCCAGCCGCTACCTTGCACTTTCATAGCTTCTTTTTCGAATTTATCTTTAAAACTATCAAAACTTTTAAAATGTTTATTGATAAAGTTCAGAGCTATATGTTCGGGATCGTTTGATCCTGCAGGTTTTTGATATTGTCTGAACAAAATGTCATGTAAAAACGCACCTGCCTCATTAAAGTCCATGTCGCCCTCACCTTTGTTATAACGATCAACATAGCCTTTGTACAACTTGCTATAGTGGTAATCTATGGTATCTTCGCTAATACTAGGCTCTAAATCGTCTGTCTTATACGGCAAAGGAAACTGCTCTAATGTCTTAGGTGTATGTCCTTCGTTTAACGTGATATTCTTAATAAAATTGTACATGTAATATTTATCAGTATAAATACCTTGGAGGATAAAACACTATGATTAAGTTTATCAAAAGTTTCTTTAAGAAACCAACACTAGAAGTAAAAGTCGAAGAAGCACCTTATAAGGTTGAAACGCCTGCTACTGTAGTAGAGCCAACACCGGTTGCGGAACAAGCTACAGAAGTAATGGTTGAGTCAGTTACTCCTGCTAAAAAAGCTCGTAAGCCACGTGCACCAAAAGCAGAGACTGCACCAGCTGTTAAAAAGCCACGTGCTCCACGCAAGCCTAAAGCAAAGTAAGTTGTTTAGCTTGCTCGTAAAGAGCAAAACTAGCTAGATTCTTGCCTTTGCTTTCGCACATGATATCGTGTGTGCCTAAAAAGCTCAGCGCCCATTCATTCGTTGCTCGATTCCAGTAAAAGTCTGAATGTGCCCTGAGCTTTTGCTTTTTGTAGCCATCTAGAAGGAGTTGGGCATGAACAGGTGCGGTAGTCCGGTCATGGTCCACGAGATAGTCTTCACGAGATACGCTATAATGCATAGTAGGACGAACACCGCGCCAACTATCAACAACTTGTTTAACACGATCGCTATTAGCATCAATGTATTCTCCTTCTCGGATCCAATGATGATGTATATCGAGGACAATAGGTATAGTACTACATAAGCTAAGACAATCATCTAACCCCCATGCGTTTTCTTCATTTTCAATTGTAATACAGTTGCGGGCTTCGGGCGAGAGTTTGCTGTAGGCACGTCTAATACCTTCGGGACCTTGTTTACCCGAGATGTGGACATTGATCTTAAAATCTTGGAAAGATTTGCCGTAGCCCATCCAGCGGGCCATGTCTGTATGATATTCAAATTCTTCTATGCTC